TCGCTTCCAATAAGCCTTGCTGCATGTATTGCATGCACGTAGGCTCGATGGCGATGATCCGTGGAGTCTTGAGAGTCTTAGGCACCGATATGACCTTAGTAGGTCTTTCGGCACCAGGTTCGAGGTATTGTACGTCTGAGAGGCTCTGATAGTGCCTCCAACTGGGGACGAGATTCTCTCCCGAAGGGAAGATTCGATCCAGTCGCTCAGGCCACTCGCGCTGATTCCACTTCGCGTTTCCGCGGAGCTTGTCAGCTGTGGCACCGGGCCCGTGCTTTGGGACGATGTTCCCTCGGTGGATTTCCAAGTCCACGTCAGTGAGAACCCCAGCCCAAAGCAGAGAACCAATACGAGCGAATTGATCAAGATCAACAGGATCAATCGCTTTGATGGTCTCACGTACATCCTGCTCACACTCCCAGTATTTTCGCATTGCGGCTCGCTCTCGTGCAGGAGTGCACGGAAGCTTTATCTTGGCGAACATCAGCGTGAGCTGACGCACCGCCCGGATCGCCTCAACGCTAGGTTCAGGGAGCAATCGACCGGACTTTCGGTCAAACACGAGCTCAAGGAAACCTCCGAGAAATCGGGGGAGCCCTCCCTGTCGCCGGAAACCCGGAAACAGGTCAGGAGCCGCTTCGCCAAGGTCGAGACTTCTTTCGAAGTCCTTTCCGAAGCTAGGCAGGGTTATCGTTAAGAACGATATCCCTTCGTGTTCAACACGTCCCGCGATAGTTTGATAATCGCGGGTGGTGCAGATGTCACACCAGGTCCCCAAATCAATGAGGACCGACTGTAGGAACAACATCAGTCTACCGGTGTCTCTCGTTAGAGACGTCGGCACCGTGCCTCCTTAATAGAGGTCGCGGACACGTAGCCTGATACGTTCCTCACCACCGGTTCCGTGATATTCACGGATCCACTCCGTCCCTACAGATCGAGGGACGGTGTCAGCTCTCACCACCAAGCAATTTGGTGATGTTAGCACCAGAGGAGGCGTTCAGAGCGGCGATGAAGCCGTCGATGACCGCCTTCTGCTCTGCCACTGTGTACCCGTACTTCGGACGATCCACCAGCACACGAACTGTCATGCTGTACGGAACGTTCTGAGCCGGGATCAGTGGGTCGGCAGCGGTCTTCTGGTGGGCCAGAGAAATAGTGGAGCGCGTACGCTTACCAAACGTATGCACTACGTCGAGCTTGACCGTACCGTCGTCCTTTTGAAAGGCGCCGGAAAAGTCACCACTCGCCACTCTCGGAAGAGAGTGGGCAGTACCACTAATGGTCACTGACTGCGGTTCGGAAAACATCAGGCATTGTCCTCTACAGTTGGGCAAAGCCGGTCTTTCCGACTCTGCAGCAAAGCCAGATAGGCTTTGCGGTCGGGGTGATAAGCCCCTGCAACCTCACCGAGTCATTTCACGATGAGGTGTCCGGGAGTGTGGGATAATCCCAACGCTCCCAGAATGGCCCATTGCCGGTTGGTATAACTAGCCGGATTGGAGCCAAAACCGTAAGGCTGTGCACGAAAGCGCTCCTTCCTGGTTTGTTTCCAGGTGGTGACCCACGGCCCAGTTCTCCCAGATCGGGTGACTGGACCAGTAATCACCGCGGAATGGGTAGTGATGGTTGTTACCATCAGATACCCGTAGCGCAGCACAAGACCGTCCGACGACAAAGCGGTTGCATTGGCTATGTTATCACCAATGTTCACTTGCCAATCGACCAGCCACGACCATGGCGCCAGGTTCCAAAGCACCTCCGGAGTGATCCGGATCCCGAGAAGGCGATTGGCCTTCTGCGAGAACTCGTCCATCTTGTCAAGAAGGTTCGTACCCTCTTGCTGAAGATAATACGAGAATGCTCCAGAAAACCACACGTACCTTTCGGTTTGTATGGTCTCCCTTAAGGAACCAAACGGGTTCTCTCCTTGAAACATTACGTCTCCGGCCGTAGAATTTGAGTAACAGGCTAATCTACCTGTTCTCAACGGCCGTTCATCGACAGTAATGAGAGGAGGGAAGGCGTACTGTCTCCGGATATTCTTTCCGGAGTCCCGCTGGTACTGTTTTAGGATGGCTTTTGCCTCCGTAACAGCATGCAGGGTGTCGGTCAGATCTCGTATAAGAGGCTTCCAGCCGAATTCAGCCGCAAGATACGCGTCACCAGGGTTAAGATTAACACCCTTGTGACTTCCGCGCACCTTGTTGATGACATCGGTGAAGTCTCTACGAGAGGGCAAGCCCTCTCTTTTGAGTTCTGCCAAACCCACAGCGAGATCAGCAGTTGGAGCAGTCGGACGGGTAGCCTTGAACGCTTTTGGACCGTAATACCCCACATCGGGGGGGTCCATAGTCGTCCAGGTATGCCCGCTGATTTCGTGGTATGACGGAACACTATAAACGTGCCCGTCAAATGCATTGTCAGTGTAGGAGCCTGCAAAGCCCGGTTGTCGGTATCGCTCCGATATCCGGTCTGCTTGCAGTTCGTACTTAACTGACGAGAATGCATGCCCTGTGTCATAAGGGGAAGCCGTCTCGTGCCGGTCGGACTGTGCCTTAAGAGCGCCAAAGCGCTCGGCATAGTTCCGTCCGGACAAGATAGCAGTATCCTCTTCTGTCTCAAGGTCCACGCCTCCTGTCGCAGCCCTACCAGTTCGATAGCTGGTAGTCACCTGTGACGCTCCCATGCTTAACCCAAGATCCCCAACAAAGGAAAATGGGTGAGCCGGATCAGTAGACGTAAAGGACGTCATTCGGGAAGTCCCGATTGGTAGTCCACGACTACTTCTCACATCAGAGCCCATGGTCGAAACCTTACTAGGGGTAGTAAACCCCTTGCATGACCCGTCCCGATCTGAGACGGGGGTGACCTCCCCCTATGGGGGAGATGGCATACTGCACCCGCCGGAGGCTAACG